AGGAGATCTGACCATCGAAGGGGGCATCACTAGCAGGCCAAAGGGTTTCCCACTTGTCGGGGTCATTGTCTGTAGAAAGCAGAGCCGGCATTGCAAGGTAAGTCCAAGGGACAAGGCCGCCAGGGTAGCGATCTTCGGAGCGTAGCTCCTTGTATAAATCTACTGCAGATACTCGCGTACCAATAATAATCAATTTACCAGTAGGGTTCAAACGAGAGCGCACATCTTGGGTAAGCCATCTAATCTGCTTCTCAAACTCATTGGCGTTCTTCAAAGTTACTGCGTCATCTACGATAATCATATCTGCACGCTTACCGTAGATCTGACCACCGATACCAACGGCCTCGATGTTCGGGTCCTTTTCAGATGACTCACGAAGCTCATCACCAAAGGTAACACGGGTAGCCTGCCACGAAGCGGACTTAGAGTTAAACCCTACGCCAGCAGCGTAAGCCTGTTGGAGTGCTTCATAATTTGGATGAGTCAGGCGTTGCTTGATGGCGTAGAGAAAGTCTGCAGCTAACTGCTGCGTTTGAGATACGATGAGTACTCTAAAGTTAGGGTTCTGACAAACCTGCCAAGTGACGTAATCAATGGTCACGGTCATAGACTTGGCGTGGTTGGGCGGAATGTTAAGAAGGATTCTGTTATTAGCCAGACCCTTTTCGTACTTCATACTAGGATGTAGCCAGCCAGGTTCTCGGCCTTCTATTACATCAATCAGATTCTGCTGGTGTGGGAAAGTGCGGGAGTGTAGGTACTTTTGGCGAAAGTCTGGAAAGCTCAGGTCGTGTACGTCGGAGGCTGCAAAGGACTTATCCTTTAGACCAAGGCGTGTTCGGTCAACCTTGTCTGTAAAGATCTTGTCGGTACGTCGGTAGTACTCATAAGTCTTAATAGATTTGCCGGCGGAGGCACAAGCTGCCTCAATGGTCATACCCTCTGCTACAGCACCAAGGATGATTCTCTTGGCGATATCAGCACTATTGTCAGCCACGTGATCTCCTAAAATTTATGGGGGACGGGCCGGAATCGGATTACATCTTTACTAGTCTCGGTAGATTTTTAATAGAGCTATCCCCACTAAAATACTGGAGCAGTTCGGGCTTAGCGCCCGAGGGAGCTACAGCGAACTGAGGGGTAAGTTAGTACTCGGCCTAGGGGCCTCGCTAGAGGCCAACCGTTGACTGCTCAGGGCTTTTCCTATTAAAACCCCTTACTATATATAAGGCAGGAAATTTAAGTGATTTCCCGTTTTACAGATGTGACTTGTATCACACATACTATAACCGCAGGTCAGAGCTATATTATGGGATCTCACTTTAGGAAATATATTTTGTTGGGGAGTACAGGGACCACCGCGCCACAATTCAACCAGGGGGGGTACCCGTTACGGCCTAACCCTAACCGTATGGCTAAGGGTTAGACAGTTGCGGGCTAGATGTCTAACCGTTCTAGAAAGAAAGGCTGGGCTGACTCTACTTCGGGCAGGCCTATACCCCATAGCGATTATTATTTAATAACCATTTACCTTTACATTAAACCCATCAAGGAAGAGTAGATAGGTTAGACAACCAACCAAGGAGGCCCAACCAATGAACCCAACCACCCACCCGCTAGCGTGGCGCTTGTCCCCTGACTCAACCAGCGCCCTTCTCTTTTGGTGTGTTCTTTTTGCCCAAGCCAACCCCAACACCATCACGCCGCAGACCCTTGCAAAGATGGCCCAAGGTGACCAGTACGAACGCAAAGCCCGCGCCCTGCTCCTGCTCTGTGGACTGGGCAGAAGCTGAATCTCACTGATCAGTTTTTCCAGGATTTCCGCCACGAGCTAAATCTGCGCCCTTTCCCCCGTATGGGGGAGCCTCACCCAGTTTTTCTGATACTCTAATCCTGTGGGCAACCGCTCACCTGTTGAAAGGGTTAAGCAGATGTTTGAAATCGGCGACAAAGTAAAAGCAAAAGCAGTTAACGATGAAGCATTCATCGGAACAGTAATTGCACTAGATAAGTTTGGATTTGCTTATGTAAGTTTTAATGGAATCAGTGAAGCACGAATCCTAATCTCAGAACTAGAAAAGAAAACAGACAAAGAAGAAAACCCTCTTTGGGAGGTTCTTTATCATCATCAAGAACACTTCACAGAAACCGCAGGAGTAGATGGACAAGAAAAAGAAAATGAAATGCACCAGTTGTTCATTGACATCATCCGCGAAGCAATAGACAAAGCAGAAAAGGAATCCAACTAATGAACACAATCGAACAAGCAAAGAACAAAGCAAGCGAGTTAGTTTCGCTCTACCCAAATGCAAAAACAGTCCAAGATTTAATCAACGCCGCAAAATCAGATGGACACTTCAAGAATGAAACCGAAATGCTCGCAATATGGGGCCGAGTTTGCCGACTACTCCCGCAGAAATAAGACCGAAACGCCCTCGGGCGTCGTGGCGTAATTCGTCACCTGATGAGGTCATCAGATATCGAAAGGGTTAGAAATGACAACAGCAACAATGACAAAGAAAGAACAGAAAGCGCAAGAAGTGCAAGAAGCCAAGGAACAACTGCTGAAATACTTTGTGAAGGAAGGGGACACCGTTTACACAGTTTTGAGGAGTGTCTCCTCTAGCGGTATGAGTCGCACGATGTCCCTAAAGGTGGTCAATCAGGGCCGAATCTCTGACCTGACTTACTGGGCTTCGAAGGTTTTGGACTGGCCTTTAGTAGAGGTCAATGGTTCCCGCGCCCTTCGTGTCGGTGGTGCTGGAATGGATATGGGATTTCATACGGTCTACACCTTGGCCCGTGTCCTCTTTCGTGATAAGTACGAAGGACAACCCAACGCCGTAGACGCTGGCTATTCTCTTTCTCAGGCGTGGCTCTAATGCGTAACCTCACCCCTCGCGGGTGGCTGGTGCTGGTGGCCTTTGGTTTGTTCGCCCTTTGGGGCTTGTGGTTGGTGTCGGCTCGTCTTTGGTGGGTAGGGGTGGGAGAGGTCGAGGCTGATCTGTTTGGCTGGTGCTGGGGAACGATGGCCGAATGTGTAAAGCTTTAGAAGCGGTCTGCTGCTCACCAGGAAAACCGGTGGGCGGTGGTCTGTTGCTAAATGGTGGCAGAGGATGAGAGCGAGAGAGAGGGCGAACGATGAACAAATGCAAAGGGTGTGGAATGTCAATGTGGTTAGAGGGCAAAATAGATGACGACATCCCACTATGTCACGCCTGTTACCAGGATAATGAGCTACGCATTAAATACACAGAGGGGGCGAGTAAATGAGCTACGAACCACCACTAAACGACCCAGTATTTGAAGAGGATGAGGCCGAGGAACTCGGCCCTGAGTTCGACACACTAGAAGAAATGGAAGGGGAAAACTAATGAACGAAGAATACCTAGCGGCTAAGGCAAACCTATGCCTTAACCAAGCTCAAGAAGATCTAAAGGAGAAGGAGATAGCCAAGGCTATCAAGAACTTAGAGAGGGCTAACTCTGCGTTATCGCGTATCTTTAATATGGAGGAGGGAGAAAATGAGTAATGTAATATCGTTTCACCCAAAGAAGTCTCCACTTATCCTGCTCTATGAGGTAGTGGATGAGAAAGGGAACGCTGAATGGGGTGGCAACAACGCTGAACACTGTATGCAGTGGCTCAGCCTTGCACCTACCGGCTCTCGTGTGCTGGTATCAGGGTGGGAGAGCGACGAAGAGGACGCTCATCTTGTAGGTCAGAGCTTAGATATCACTGACATTATCAAGGCGGCCAGCCTATGAGCTTAGTATTAGGTCTAATAATAGTGATGCTGGTAGCCTATGTGCTTATAGTGTGGGAGGATAATCTTAATGAGTGAAGAGATAAAGAAGAGGGTGGCAACTGCCAAGCGAAAGAATGTAAGAGATAGAAACTACAGACGAGCCAGGGATAGAGCGTTAGCTCGCCTTGCTCATCTATACCCTGATACCTATAAGCAATTGCTCGAAATGGAGAAGAAACAAGATGAGTTACAAGGCAAAACTTGGATTGATATTGACGGCACTACTGTTCTTAGCGTGGGCGTTCACACACGAGCCACAGGTGCAGACGACCTTGCATATTCCAGTAATGCAGGCGAGAACCAAGGCAACAATGGAGGAGAAGCGTGAGAACAAGGCACTTATCATTAGTTACCTCAACGCACTCGGTTACAACGACAGTCAGGTCAAATGCGCTATCACCCTTTGGACCCGTGAGAGCCGGCTTGACCACTTGGCAGACAACAAACGATCCAGTGCTTACGGAATTGCTCAGCTCCTTAGAGAGAGAAGTAGCGACCCTAGTATCCAAATCCTGCACGGTATTAGATACGTTGAACACCGTTACTCAGGAAGTTTCTGCCGCGCTCTCCAGCATAGCAACAGACGAGGCTGGTACTGATGAGTGAGATGACGGGCGTATCTTTATTCGCAGGTGTCGGAGGCTTCGACCTTGCTATGCAACGACAAGGCGTAAGAGTTGTAGCCTCTGTTGAGATAGATAAGAAGTGCAATGAGGTACTGGCTCAGCACTTCCCTGAAGCAACACAATTTAACGATGTAACTACGGTGAAAGGAAGTGATTTAATTGGAGTCGGATTTAATCCAAGCAGAGGTATTATTGCAGGAGGATTTCCCTGCCAAGACGTCAGCGTTGCTGGCAAAAGAGCTGGTCTTGCTGGCGCACGAAGCGGGTTATTCTGGGAAGCTGCAAGAATTGTGGAAGAAGCGCAGAGCGAATACTTCATCCTCGAAAACGTACCTGGTCTGCTATCCAGTAATAAAGGAGCAGATTTTGGAGTCGTCATCGGGACGATGGCCGACCTCGGGTATTCTGTCGGCTGGCGTGTGCTTGATGCTCAACACTTCGGAGTACCCCAGCGACGCAAAAGAGTCTTCATCGTTGGGCGACGTTCTTCTGAGCGAGGCATTGCCGAAATACTATTTAAGTCAGAGGGCTTGCGAAGGAATCCTACGCAGATCATCAAGACGAGACAAGACGTTGCCGGAAGCATTGCATAATGCTTTGGTACACCAAATCTCGCAGAGCACAGAATGACCAAGACCACGAGACTTGGATTGAGGGGGGGGTAATGCCGACTTTGAATGCTTTCGACAATGGAGATATTAGGACGACTGTTATTATTTTTTACGGTAATAGGGTAGATGATGTGCGCTTACAAGGCGGAGTAATCAATACACTTCAAGCTAGAATGGGGACAGGTGGAAACAATATGCCTATGCTAATGCGTATGCGTGAAGGTAAACCAGGCGGAGGTAAAGGTCCACTAATTAGTGATGATAAGTCTCTGACTATTGCAACTGCTAATGATCAAACACTTCTTAATGAAGGAACAGTACGCCGCTTAACACCAGTAGAGTGTGAAAGATTGCAGGGTTTCCCTGATGACTGGACTGCTGGACAGTCAGACTCTGCTCGCTATAAGCAAATGGGTAATGCAGTTGCAGTGCCTGTGGTAGAGTGGCTCATACAAAATATAGTAGATATTGCTGAGGTTTCTTAACCCTTTTCCTCAGCTACTAAGAACCCTATCGCTAACCTTTCGGCGGTAGGGTTCTTGCTTTACCCACCAGTAGTATAAAAACCTTTACCCTTGAAGGTGATAGCGGGTGAATCCCACACACGGCTCATAGTTTCGTGGCACTCAAAGCACATAGGAGTAGATGCTTCCTCGTGGATAGAACGCTCAACCGATATGGTTGCATTGCACTTGCCACACTTGTAGTCATAGATCATAACTGCACTGCCTCCTCAATAGGTAGATAACCTACTAACTTCTCAACCTTTTCAGCTCTATCAAACTCAGTAGTTGCTGGCATTTGGTGACTAAACCATACTGGCTCTGGTAAATCCATTAGGTCAAAGGAGTAGATACCAAGCGGAGTAGAGTTGATGTAGTAGGGAACAAGGTCACGCTCTGCAGCTTGTGTGATGAGCTTGCGATACTTCATCTCTTCAATGAGCAAGGTGTCATAGTGTGTGGCCCTGCACTTTAATTCTATGTAGTGACCTGCTTGCCTAGAGATGCAGTCGTAGGCATCATAGATGCCCTCACTCTTTACTAGGTCAGGGTATAAACCCTCACGCAAGAAAGTAAATAACAACTCTTCATTCATTGCCAGGGACTAATCCCGCCAAGATTATCCTGCAACCTACGAAGTGACTTATCACATCTGCGATCTGCAGTAGAGATAGCGCACTCTAGTACCTGTGCTATCTGTTGCAAGGTAAAGCCCTCGTGGTGGCGCATACGTAAGAGAGCCTGGTCATCTTGTTCTAGTTGAAGAAAGCCCTTCTTAATATCAATGAGGTTAGCTAGTAGGTTGCCACCTTCTGCCGGAGATGATGAACCTTTAGGTTGCCCGTCGTTAATCATCTCTTGTGCCTGCTCTAATACTGTGCCATCTATGATAGATGCAATGACAAAGGGTAGTAGTTGACCAAGGGTTGCTGACTCATAGTAAGCCTCATCATTAGTCTGATAGCCAGACTTAGATGCCTTCTCCTTGCGTGCATAGCGCTCAGCTACACGTCTCATCTGCCACGCTATGCGTTGCTCGTTGTGCCTGCGTCGCTCTTCGATTGGCTCCATTAAATCTTCAGTATGATCTGCAGCCCTTGTCATAGCCCAAGCCATTAGCTCTTGCTTGATGTCATCCTTTTCCACGTGCTTGTTATACCTACGATGAATAGTGTTAGCCACGCTAGGCACGAGGTCATATATTACTGGATGTAGTTCACTCACAGTCGGGTAGCACCTGATCTATAGTGTGTTGGATGTTGAGTAGTTTGATAGCAAGAAAATCTATGTAGTTACTAGCATCGGCCAGCTCTTCAATGAGTTCTCTAATAGTATCTGATGTAGTAAAGGACTCAAACTTCTGTCCTTGTGCTATAGCATATTGACTATGGCCTACACCTTTGACTCGGTTAGCACGAAGTGATGCAAAAGATTCAATGAAGGATGTTAAGTCCTCAGTTGATACACCCACTGCACGATAGCCAGTAACTGCAGCGTGATCTACTAACGGGTTGGTTGTGGGCGTATGAGTATGAGTTGTGTTGCTCTGTCCTGCTGCAAGATGTGAAAGCCCATATGCTGCAAAGTCTGTAGCATTATGACCCACTCGTTCTCTGTCATTGTCATACATTCGACTCCCCTATCAGTAACTTCCGTGTCGCATCAATACCATTAGCCAAGTAATAATCATTGATGTCCATACCTGGTGGTAGTGTAACAATCTGTGAGTTCATTACCTCATTCGCCACACGCTTAGCAAACTCAGCTCCAGGGTTAGAGCCATCCTCTTTGACATCATTATCACCAACAACATAGATAGTTTCGTACCCCGCAAATAGCTTTGGAAAGTGGTTCTTCCACGCTGCAACACCTGGTACACCTACTGCTGGTATACCTAGTTCACCACTAGTAACGATGGCATCTAACTCACCTTCACATACTACGATGTAGGGTGAATCAATAGTGATATCACATACGTTAAACAGGTGTGCCTTCTGCCCAGTAGGTGAACCATACTTAGGCTTGGCATCATCTAATCGTCTAAACTTAAAGCCAACACAACCACCTGATGCAGTGATGTATGGGATAGATAACCAACCCTGATACATCTCGTGACCATTGATTGGTTTGGTAATACTTCCTAACTGAAAGCGTGCAGCTACTTCTTCAGAGATCCCACGTGCGTTTAACGCGGCCAGTGCTTCTTGACTTATTGCCTGAGCGTATTGTTGCGCCGCTTCCAGTAGCAATTTCGACTGCACGTTTAAGGCCATCGTTAAACTC